TCTGATTTGTGTACCGCCGGGTTCAACGAAACCGGACTTTGTGATTGGTGAAGCAAGACGTGCTCCCTTCGCGATTGCACGGAAGATAAGTCTGTCATACTTCTGAGCTAGAGCATATCCAATCTTCTTAGATATTTCTCCGCGTAATTCATAGTGAGCAAGTGTCTCGTCTAGTTCGTAAACGAATGCACTTGAGATTAGAAGGTCATCACATGTGATAGTCTTCTCAGCTACTGGAGGTGCTCCGTCGCTGTTACCGAGTATACTATTTCCGGGTGTATGGAACTCGGCTTTAGTGTGTCCAGTGTAGATGAACTGCAAAGATTTTCCATTTTTTAGAGTTCTCTTCATAACGAGATCCCTTGCTATCGCATTGTGCTGGAAGCCTTTGAACATTTCTCCACTGAACAGTTTAAGGTAGAGTGCTCTTGCGTCACCTGTGCTATTGGATTGACCAGCACGGGTTAATGAAGAGGTCATACCTGTACTCTGTTGAGCCATTATTATGTCCTATTTTGAGGGGTATATTGTATCGTTCCTAACGTTAGAATGTTGTCAGTCTTAATTGGTCTAACGTGAGACTGGCACGTTTTGTGGTCTTTTCCCACCGTCGACGGGTAAAAGGTATCCTCCTCAGAGGGCTTTTCCCAAATTGAGTAGGGAGGAATCGCACCTCCCCTAAGGTCAAACTACTTGACTACTCTTGTGTAAGACACGCCACGATATACGAAAGTAACTTTCATTGCTATCTCCATATACCTAGACCCCGTTCCATGCCTAGGATTCATGCGTCCCCGAAGGGATGAACGGACGTGGTTGCCAGTGTCGGGTGACACCGGAGATGATAAAGATGTTAGTTATTGTTGTTAGAATTATCAGAAAGTTCTTTATCAGTTTCTTTCTTCTTTTCTTTTTCTTCATTGCAGAAGCCATACCGGGTGACGCTTGCTCTCATGCGATCTGATTGCTGGCTCATGCTATTGCAGGAGCTGTAAGTGCAACCTCTGTTGACTCAGCAGAAGCTAAGTCTAGAGGGAAGTTGTGAGCGTTACGCTCGTGCATTACTTCAAAGCCAAGGTTCTGTCTGTTAACTATGTCAGCCCATGTAGGGATAACTTTACCATTAGTATCAACTACTGACTGGTTAAAGTTAAAACCGTTAAGGTTGAAAGCCATAGTGCAGATTCCCATGGAGGTAAGCCATATGCCAACCACGGGGAAAGCACCAAGAAAGAAATGTAGAGCACGAGAATTATTGAAAGAAGCATATTGAAATATTAATCTCCCAAAGTACCCGTGTGCAGCGACAATATTATATGTCTCTTTGTCTTGCCCAAACTTGTAACCATAGTTCTGTGATACCTCGTCTGTTGTCTCTTTAATGATAGAGGAAGTAACGAGACTTCCGTGCATAGCAGAGAAAAGAGCTCCACCGAATACCCCAGCAACACCGAGCATGTGGAACGGGTGCATAAGGATATTGTGTTCTGCTTGGAAAACGAACATGAAATTAAAAGTACCAGATATACCAAGAGGCATGCCATCACTGAAACTCCCTTGTCCGAAAGGGTAAACTAAGAATACTGCTAGAGCTGCTGAGACTGGAGCTGAGTATGCTACAAAAATCCAAGGTCTCATACCTAGTCTGTATGATAGTTCCCATTGTCTGCCTGCGTATGCAAGCACGCCTATCAAAAAATGAAAGACGATAAGTTGATATGGTCCGCCGTTATATAGCCACTCGTCCAGTGTGCCAGCTTCCCAGATAGGGTAGAAATGTAGTCCGATTGCGTTAGAGCTCGGAACGACAGCTCCAGAAATAATATTGTTCCCGTATAATAAGGAGCCGGAAACTGGCTCACGTATGCCATCTATATCTACTGGCGGTGCAGCGATAAAGGCGAGTATAAAACATGTGGCAGCAGCTAATAAACATGGAATCATTAGCACACCAAACCAGCCTACGTATAGACGGTTTTCTGTGCTAGTGACCCAGTTACAAAACTTCTCCCAGTTGGTTGTAGTGTCTCTTTGTAATGAGATTGCAGCCATTTGATTGATTAGTTAATGTGTATGTTGTCGCATTCCTCTTCTACTTTAGAGAGGAAAAAGTCGATGAGTTCCATCTTAGCTCGGCTAGGTAGGTTCTCATCTAGTATCACTTTGTATCTTGCTTCCATAAAATCGAAGCAACTCATTTTCCATTTGTAAGGGTCTATAACCCTTGGTTTAGAAAACGCCGGGTATGATCTGACCTGTGGTGACATAAGCACCAAGAGCAGCAACGAAACCAAGCATCGCTGCCCAGCCGTTAAAACGTTCTGCTTCATGTGTAAAGATTGGGTTGGTGTTGTGGTGTGACATTTCGATTAATTGAATAGGTGGTTCGTAAGGATACTCGTTTTCGAGTAGTGTATCAAGATCTCTTGTTTTCATAATTAGAATTGGAGATCTGATTGGTCTAGTCTTCTGAGAACATCATCTCTGTATGCCTCATCTGTATCATAGCGTGGGTCTCCCATTGCTGCGACAAGTTCGGCTTGAGATCTAAAACTATTTCCAGAGGATGATGGAGCTTTGCCCTGTATCATACGTCCTTCGTAGCCATTTGCCTCATTGTATGCAGATTGAAGTCCTTGAAAAGCTATGTTAATAGCTGCTGGATTTCCAGAATCAACTACTGAATCAAAAGCATCAACTTGTCTTTCATTTAAATTACTTGCAGCCCACTCGATTACTGTGTCGTAATTCTGTTGTCCTCCTGCTGCATTTATAACGCTGTTAACTTGTGCGTCAGATAGTTCGTATGACTGTGCCTGTGCTTGAGGATTCTTAGCTTGTATTTCTAAATAGGCATTGACTAAGTCTTGGCTACTCATTGAGCTGAAGGACTCTATAGTTTCTTCACTAAGTTGTCCATCATTTGCATAGTACTCTTCAGATGCTTCAGTTATCAGATTGACCGCAGGAGCATATTCAGATACCTCCTCATCATCTCCTTCCTCTTCTTCATATCCTTCGTCTGTGCTTTCGTAGTCGACTTCTTCTTCTTCTGTTTGTCCAAGTTTCTTTTGTAATGATAAGTATGCGTTTTCTAAGTCTTCTGCGCTTTTATATTTACCAGCTAGTAGTTGTTCTTGTTCTGCTACTAACTTTTCTCCTACTTCTAAAGAGTTCTGTTCCTCTGCGGTTAGAACTTCTGCATCAGGAGTATTATCATAAGATAAAGTTTCTGCCATTATTGTTGTGGTGGTGAAGGTTGAATTGCTTGACTAAGATCTTGTAAGTTTGCTCCGTCTGCAAGTTTACTGTTAGCAAGTTGACCAGTTTGTTCAAGTAGTGTTTGATTCTGCTGTTGCTGCATCATCATTTCTTTCTCTTGTGCCATTTGTGCTTCAGTCTTAACTAAGTTTAAGATATCTATACCTTGAGCAGCAGCTAATCTCTTAATTGCTTCTTCAGGATTTATATATTTCATTAGTGCTTCAGGTCCTAGCGTTTGAGCTATGGTACCTACAAACATAGATAAACTTTCTCTGTCTTGTCCCCTACCTAAAGCATTGATACCGGCAACAATAGTTGGACGTACAATATCTTTTGGTAAGTTTGGTATTTCATTACTTCTTTGTAGAACTAATAAAGTTCTGCTTAAGTATGGAATTAAAAAAGATACAGTTAACAAACTGAAGATGCCACCGAGCTGTTGCTCAAGTTCTAACTGAGTTAGTCTGACTTCTTCTGCTGTTACTCTTTCTGCATTCCTTACATTCATAACAAGGAAAGCTTCAAGTAATCTTCTTTCGATTGTCTGTGCCATCTGTGCAGCAGTAGAGAAGTCAGCAGTTTTACCGACCTGTACAACTTGTACATCTTCTGCCCTACCTTGTACGATAGCTCCGTTTCCAGCCTTTGCAATGGTAGCTGGTTTTGTAGTTGAAGATGGACTGACCAGAAAGATTACCTTACTGGCAGCAGCAGCTCCTTCGACAAGAGCCTGTGATAAACCTTCTAGAGATTTGAGATCGCCAAGAAACTCTTCTACTCTACCACGTCCGTACTGTTCTCCATCAACAGAATTAAAAGTCAGGACGAGCCAAGGACTTGCATTCTTAGGAGCTGTACTACGTGAGCCCGGTATTATCATATCTTCTACTTCTTGATACCATACCCATCTGCCGTTCTGTAGTTTCACGCACGTGTAAACTTCGACATCATCAGTATTAGTACCATATGTTTTATCAACGACTGTGTTGGGTTCCTTCTTTGGAAGATCAAAACCGAGTACGTCGCGATGTATCAATTCCTTTGTAACTATTTCTAGGACGTTACCATTTCCGTCTCTGTTGACGACATACCTTGTTAAAGGATAGTTCTTTATACCATCTTTACCCATAAATAAAAGAGCATTACCACCAACAATTAAATGTTTAAGTGCTTGATGTATAACAACTCTATCATTTGATGCAGCAATATAGTCCATGACCATTCGCTCCATTTTTGAAAAAGATAAGTCTAATTCACTTCTTATATCAGGAGGCATATCTTCACCTAACTTATCATCTCTTACTTGTAACTTAAAAAACGTAGCTTGGGGAGGAAGTATTGCAAGCATTAACTTTGCAGCTAAAGCTACAACACATTTCGCTCCCACTGATTGCCACGGAATATTCAGAGATTCGTGTGTAGGTCTTGTAGATGTATCGTCTTGTATTAAATAAGGTAACGTGAGTTTAGAACAATCAACGGCTTTATCTAGGAATTGTTGTCGATCTGTTACCAGTTGATTGTACCTTTCACGGGCTGTCATTATGGATTAAGCCCTCCTGAACCACCTTGTCCAGTCATACCTGTATTTACTTTTGGTTTTATTTTAATTCTTAAATCACCTGTACCCTTTGAGTACTGGTTTTTATTTTTATTACCACGGTCATCTTTAGCTCTCTTTACCATTGGGTTCACATCCTTAACTATTGGGTCAGGAGGTGGCGCGGTAGGTGTAGGAGGTAATGGTGGTGGGGGAGCTGGTGGTAATGGTGGTGGTGGTGCAGGCGTATTATTGCCTCCTCCGAATAAACACATTAGATTTCGTCCTCTGTTTGTTTTTGTTTTATATAATCTATCACACTAGCTTGACCAGCACGATACATAATAGTATTTATATCTTCTTTGGGGTGAATAGGTTTCCACCCAAAGTTCTGTTCTAACTCGTCAACTAAATCATCGAGCTTCTCGTTGTGTAGTTTAAGAGTATTGAGGGAGATTGACATTTGAGTGTTCAAAGAATGCAGGCATTCTAGCTGCCTTGGTTT